TGAGATTGCTGACCCCTGTATGGCAATGGAAGTCAACCAAGCAGTAGGTGGAGCATTTGAATTATATACACAAAAATGGAAAGGTATCTTAGACTCATCAGATCCTGTATCATCATGGACATGTAAGATACAAAAGACAAACTCTGGTGGTGGGTATCACATATGGCATTCAGAGAATGGTAGTTTCTTGTACAGAGATAGAGTCTTGACATGGATGATATATCTAAATGATATTCCATATGAGAATGGTGGTGCTACTGACTTCTTCCATCAAGAAATATCGTTCCAACCAAAAAAAGGCACAGTTGTATTGTGGCCAGCAGCATTTACACATGTACATAGAGGATCATTTTTGACTGGTAATATATCAAAGTACATAGCAACTGGTTGGTTCTCTCGTGAACCAGGTGATGTCACAAATAGAATACTAGGTGAGAAATCAGGTAAGATAGCACCCAAAAATACGTTGAATGGATGATATTTTACACATCAATTACTAACGGGTATGATAAATTATCACCCCCACCAAAATCAGATGTAAAATTTATTTGTTTCTATGATGGTGACAAACCAGACACAAAGGGTTGGGAGTATAGAAAGATAGAGATTGATGAAGAATGTCCAGTAAGAAAATCATATCATCCTAAACATTGTCCACATCTATACTTTGACGCTAATGCTATTACAGTATGGATCGATGCATCTTATATCATAACCAATGACCTCATAGAATACTCAAAAGCTATTTTTGAAGAGCATGACTTTGTTCTCCAAAGACATCCTGATAAGAGGTCACTGATAGGAGAGTTTGAGAAATTATATTATGATGGTTTCTCAACTAAAGATGAGATATATGATATGTGTAAAAGAATCAAGGAAATAAAATACCCACTCAAATATTATGATCAAACTATCAATTGTGTCATATGGAGAAGATTGACACCTGATGTCATTGAGTGGGGAAAAGTATGGAGAGATTGGTATGATAAAGGAGTAAACAGAGATCAGGTATCAAGTTCTATAGCAGAGTTCCTAATTATCAAAGCACACAGGGTTGACCTTACTATTGATATGGGTCAGAGTAGCAGAATAAAATCCTACGGAGACTCATACAAATTACATAAACCTGATGGAGAAATTATTGACTCTATTCGTAAGATATTTCCAATAGAGAAAAGATCATTCAACACTAATACATTTACTTATCCAGATGACATGATAATATACACCTGCATTACAAATGGATATGATAATCTCATATCAGATTACTATCATCCAAGTATAAGATATGTGTGTTTTCATGATGGTACGATAGACACATCTATTACACCATGGGAGTATATCAAACTGGATGTTGATATTGATTGTCCAAGACGATTATCATTTTTTCCTAAAGCGAATCCACATCTATTTTTTCCCAATGGTTCAAGAACTATATGGATAGATGCATGCTACCAACAAACATCCATGTTTATTAGGAAGAGTAGAACATGCTTTCCGTTTACCATACTCAGACACCCATCAAGATTTACATACTATGATGAAATATTAGAGGGATTTATGTGTGCATTCTTTTCATTTGATGATGCTATAAATCTTACACAGGAATTGAAAGACTCAGGGTATGATTTCAAATCATATGCCAGTCCTCTTGGTTCTATAATATGGAGAACTATGTCACCAGAAATGACAAAGTTCAATGAGTCATGGTACAAGTGGTCACTCATAGGATGTAATAGAGATCAAATTGCATTTGATAAAGCACTCAAAGAATCTGATATACTGCCAGCAATTATTGAGAATAGAGAAGAGACAGGTGTCCCTTTAGGGTATCAAAATAAAATTGGTAGAAGGGGAAAACATCCTCAGAGAGGAGATATAAAACAGTATGAAAGAAAGAATGAACTCTTACAAGAATTGAAAAATATTACAGGTCTACACCCTAGACTATATACTAAACATGATCATAACTTTATGATGAAAGAGTATGGTGTATTATGATTTACTATACTATAAACGTCAACAATTATATTGAGAATCTGCAAGCACCAGATTGGGTGCAAGTGATAACAGAGGCAGATGAATTAGGAGACCCTGTAAGGAATAGTAGGAAGGAAAAAATCTTATGTCCATTTGATGAACCTAGTGTGTACATTGATGCATCAAAGGTACACCTTCTGAATGATAAGTTTAGAGAATTGAGTGAAGAGATAATGTCTAAGGGTGTGTTTACTGTGATGAAACATCCACATGAACATACCTATCTTGAGGAGTGTGCAGAGTATGTGTCTAGAGGGTGGGTAGATCCAGATGATGTTCTTGCATTTACTACAGAGGTAGATGAAGTAGACTTCAATTTTGAAGAATATTTTTCACCTCTATGCACTATCATATGGAGACCAAAAAATATCAGACAATTCAATAAATTATGGTGGGACTGGTACAATAGGGGTGGTGTAAGAGATCAATTATCATTTGCTGTAGCACTACAACTAAGTGGTATAAAGTATGAAACTATATCTTCAAGAGATTTCCTAAATCAATTTACAGATGCAAGTCCACAGGGTGAGTGGTGGAACAATAGATGTGGTGACTATGTGTATCATAAAGAAGAGGTAGATATAATAGATTTTGTAGATTTATTGACAGAGATTACAGGTTTGTATGATTGGAAAAAATATTTTAGAACTGGTACAGATCGTATCACAGGTAGATCTTTTTATGGTGATGCAGGTTCATACTCCTATGCTATCGAATGGGATGATCCAGAAAAAGATCAGATAATAATCTATACTAGCATAACGAATTGGTATGATACTATACCCGATGACATGTACTATGATCCTAATGTGAAGTATGTTTGCTTCACTGATGGTAATGTAGAGAAGAAAGGATCATGGGAGTTTAGAGATATACCAGAATTCGTATATGATGAAGTAGAAGGTGACCCTAGAAGGTTGTCTGCTTTTGCTAAGTTATGTCCTCACAAACTATTTCCAAACGGTGCAAAGACAGTATGGTTAGATGGGTGTTATGTTCATACTAAAGATTGGGTAGACAAGAGTAAAGCAATACTCAAAGAGGTACCACTTACACATATGCTGCACCCACATAGGTTCACCTTCCACAATGAAATAATGGAGGGATTTGGTGCTAACTTCAATAGCAGAGAACAAATGCTAGAACTTGTAAATGCATTGAGAGAAGTTGATTATGATTTCAAACAATACTGTTCACCTGTTTTGACTTGTCTTTGGAGACAAATAGATGAGGACATGAAGGAGTTTCATGATCTGTGGTGGAAATATAGTAAGATAGGATCTAATCGTGACCAAATATCTTTTGATTGTGCTAGACAATTGACTGGTAAGACATGGAGTAGAATTCATAACTGGGAGACTATCGGTCTCGATCTCACATCACCTAAATCTAAGATTGCTAGAAACAAAAGACATCCTCAAGCAGGTCACTTTGATACACACAACACTTATGATGATGTGCTAAAAAAATGTTATGATTTATTAGCAGAGATCAGACCATACACAGGTATACAAGATGAACATCAGATCTGGCAAGTTGGTTGGAACGAAATAAAAGATCCTGATACATGGGATAGAGCAACTCAATCACCTGCATGGATGCCTGAAGGATCTTGGTGGTATGATCCAACCACAATAAAGACACAACATGGTAAGTATTCAATACAAGAAAAGATAAGCATGGTATTTGATAAAGGTTTCCAACTTGGTAATCGTGACTCAAATAAAAACAATTCCTTTTGGGTGAGAAGATTGAAGAGATCTCTTGGTCTTGTAGATCTACCACCAGAATTATATGATATGCATGTTTGGGATTGGGGTTGGTCATTCAGAGATTACGTGAGGAAGAATGTACTCACACCTAATTTACCTAAAACATGAAAGCACTTATTACATTTGGATGTAGTTGGACTAAAGGAAAAGCATCTTTTTATCCAACTGAGGGTATGTCGGAGGATGAATTTAATAAATTAATTCAGTCTGAAAAAAACGTAGATAAATTGACTAACAAATATGCTTTTAGAACCATACTATCTGAAAGGCATGAATATAAGAATATAAATTTTGCAAAGGGAGGTGCATCTAATTCAGCAGAGATGAGATGTGCAGAGGAGTATTTTAACACTGATGATTATAAAAAATATGATGATGTCATAGTGTTATGGGGCATCACTGCAACATCAAGAGGAGAGTTTTGGGATAATAAAAATAAAAGATATTATTGTACCCAATATGCTATCAAACGTGATGTACCTAAGATAGGAGATATCATGAGAGAAAAACATTATGATCATGATGTTGAGGTCAAAAGATTGTCTACACAAATACAACACTGGGATAATTATTTCAAACTAGCAGGTATAAAAAATTATTGGTTTGATACTTTCAATCATCATGATTATAATTACAAAAGTCCTAACATGATTTTTATAGATGATAATCCAAGAGATCTTTTGAGTAAACTTAGTATGCATAATCAAGATGGGTACCATAACTCTATGTGGACTATTGACTCAGGTAGGATAAAAGTTTTAGTAGAGAATAATTTAGTAAACCCATATTCATTACATCCAAATATTGATTGCCACATCATGATAGCAGACATATTAGATAAGCAAATCTTATGGTAGTCATTACTTTTACTCATGATCTATTGAGTAAATATACTCATGTGCTAACCGAAATGTTACATTATAATAAGAATAAATAAATTTACACACTGCTCCCAACCGAGACCTGTAGGCAGTATAATACATCGTCTCTTTATCCTGTAGCGAGGGGTTACAGGAAATAAGTTTCGCAAGTACCCTTCTTGCCCTACTTACAATCGTCTTATTAATGACAACCTCAAATCTAACACGTAGATCAGGTGGTATCCTAAAGGGATGGCCTGAGTTCTGCGAATGGGTAACATCAACTGACAACAGAATATATGTTGGATGGTTCGGTGTACTCATGATCCCATGTTTGCTCGCAGCAGCAGCATGTTTCATCGTTGCTTTCATTGCAGCACCTCCTGTCGATATCGACGGAATCAGAGAACCAGTAGCAGGTTCCTTCTTGTATGGTAACAACATCATCTCTGGTGCAGTTGTACCATCATCAAATGCTATAGGTCTACACTTCTACCCTATATGGGAAGCAGCAACCGTCGATGAATGGTTGTACAATGGTGGTCCTTATCAATTAGTTATTTTCCACTTCCTTATTGGAATCTCTGCCTACATGGGTAGACAGTGGGAGCTATCATATAGATTAGGAATGAGACCATGGATCTGTGTTGCTTATTCAGCACCAGTGTCAGCAGCATTCGCTGTATTCTTAGTGTACCCTTTCGGTCAGGGATCTTTCTCAGACGGAATGCCTTTAGGTATCTCAGGTACATTCAACTTCATGTTCGTGTTCCAAGCAGAACATAACATTCTTATGCATCCTTTCCA